CATTAAACCCGTGTGGGTAGGCAGCGATCTAGGATATGTAATAGCCATTTAAAATGCTCCTGCAAATGCGCCGCCACGCCGTTTAGCGTCTAATACAGCAGCTTTAGATGCCTCTGCTATCTGAGGCATCAAGCCTAGCACTTCAGCACGAACTGTCTGTTGTACACCTGTCGTAACGTTGATTGTTTGATTAACAATAACTTCATTCCCACCAATTTTATTATTGGGAACAAGATTACCTTTAGATGGCGGGAAAAATACCTCTGGCCCACGTTCACCAACCACTATTCCCTGAGAAGGCGAAACAGGCCCACCAAATGCACCAGCGCCACCTGTCGGAACAAATCCACCACCAGAACTTGGGCTAAAGCCAAATAATCCCATTGCAGCGTTTACAAGCTGCTGGACAACCAAAACTCTATAAAGTTCTCTTATGACTTGTGCCGCCATATTCTTAAACGCATCTTCTACGCTCAAAGTTCCTTCCGCCAATTGCATCATGCTACCTTCAAGCGAATTAGCAAAATTATTTGCAACAGCCGTATAATCAACTAATTCACCAGCTGCTATTCTATATTTATCTGTTGCAAAGGCTGTGGCTTGAGAATGTTGTTCTTCTGTAATTGCACCAATTTCTCGCGCCCGATTTAACTTAGTCATTGTTTCTTCGTATTCAGCCGCCGCAGTTAATACTGGTTGGAACTGCTCTGCAAACGTTGCGAGCTTTTGTTTTTCTCTGTCTAGCTTGGTATCTTTCTTTTCAGGGCCACCAACGATTTCTCCGCCCATTCCCATCATTAAAATGTCCATTGCATTTGGAATGACAGATCCACGGCCACCAGCCTGAAATTGAGTAATTTCTCCAATATCAGTAACGCCAGTTTTTACGTCTGATAAAACCGTAACTAATTTTGCGGCATCAGCTTCAGCCTGACTTGCAGCTTTTGCTAACTCAAATAATGCATCAGCACCTTTATCAGTTTTTGGATTTAAATCATTTACGACTTTAAACAAATCGCCCATGACTTGAACAATATCCTCTGGAGTTTTTACATCTTCCAACGCACCCAAAGCATCAACTAATAAATTTGCCTCGTCTTTAGAAATCTCCAATTGCGCGACAAGTTTTCTTTGTGCTGCACCAAACTGTTCAGAGCCAAATCTAAGCCTTTCAAAAATACCGGAATTTTTACCAAAGTTGCTCAATTCCCTTGTCGCTGACATTATATCACGAGTTAAATCTTGAAGCGTAAGTTGCCTCAAGGCTTCCGCAGTATCTTTAACATTTTGTGCATAAATTCCAAATTCGTCAGTCAATTCAGACAAAGGAGCGCGGCTTGATTGCACAACTGCATCTGCATCTTGCAAGCTATCTGAAAACTCATCTAACATATCAGCCGCAGATTTAGATTTTTGTCCCATGCTGGTAAACATCGCAATAATCGGAAAACCGACAGCAGCAATTACACCTAATATCGGCAAGACGGTTCCCATTGCGCCGCCAAGAATAGCAAATCCACCGGCAATTTGTGGCAACTGCATTCCCAAAACCCTAAATATATTAGTTCCCATAGACGCTTGAACAGCAATATCACCAAGCTGGTTTGCAGTGTTTTGGAATACAAATCTTTGAGCGCCAGACATATTACCCATGCGAGAAATAGCCGAACCCATGTTATTACTGCTGCGAACAACCGCCGCTTCCGTGGATGTTGCGGATTGCTTAACCGAGTCTAATGATTGCTTAGCGTCACGCGCACCAGTTTTAATTCCTTGTGCGTTAAGATTTAGACTTATTGTTGCCATATTCTTCGCGCTCCGTTCGATCCAGTGCCATTACAAACTTAGCAACTTGCTGCCGTTCCATCGGGTCATCAACTCCCGCATGGATGCAATATGCCATAATTTCGCTGAACGGTATAGGGGAAACGCCACCATAGCCAATTTGCCTAGAGCCTCGCAACATATGAAAAGCTGTCCATGCAGTCATATTTGCGGGAATAGGTTTATCTTCTATTTTCAGTGCGCCTTTAGACATCAAATAAGTTTCATCACGCGGTGAATACCTAAAAGACCATAAAAGCGCATCAATTAGTTTTTTTCCGTTTCTCCATCCGCTTCAGCACGAAAGTTAGATAATTCATCAACGTATTTAGCAAATTCCATAAAATACTCAGATATTTCATTTATGCGAATATCAGCAAGTGCAAGGAAATGATCCTTATCACACTGCATTGCTTTGCTATCGTTTTTAATATTTGTATTCCAAGAAATAACACAAGCATCAAAGATCGCCTCAAATAACTTGCGGCCAACTTCCTTATCAGTTGCTGCGCTCATTTCTGCATATTTAGTAGTATCTTTTATCAGCTTTGCGCTTTCGATGGATTTTGCTTGGCGATATGTTTGTATGTCATCACGCAATCTAACCAAATCAGGATTTGCCCAGCCACCAGCGCGACACTTTATTTCTATCCACGTTTTATCTTCCTCAGATAAAAAGGTAAGTTCATCAGAAAATTCGCGCCGATAGGTCATATCGGACATTTTAGGTTTCTTTAAATTAAGCATTTCGGTTTCCTCGTCGGTTTTGATGGGGGCTGGAATACCGACAAACCAGCCCCCTAAGTGCTGCACTTATTCGGTTTTTGTCGGTTTAGATGTATTAGACCCAGCGAGATGAGGTTTATCCGCAAGACCTAATTTTTTTACAACGGCATCTGATATTTTATCACCAGCCCTAAAAACCACAGGCTTGCCATCAATATCAGCGGTGAATTTTACCAAAGCAATCATGGCCATTATGAAACAGCCCTTGTTAGCTTCATTGAAGCATCTTCTGTTGTTTCATCATAAAGCGCTCTGATGGTAATATCTTGCATTGAGTTTGTGGCAGTAAAGTCCAAATTAGAACCAGTGAATTTACAAGTTGGGAAAACCAACGTGTATTTCTTGCTAGATACAGATCCCAATGGGAAAGTGACGCTAAATAAACTGTGATCGGTATCTCGCGCTGCGTTATACATAGCTGCAAAGTTTGCATCTACATAAACCCGCGCAGTAATCTCAGCTAATGCCGCGCCCTTTGTTAGGCCACCTTTTGTAAAACTGTTGCCAAGAATATTCTGCGCTTCACGGCCATCATAGTTAAAGTTAATCGTGGCGCTTTCAAATGCATCTAACGTGTAACCGCTAAAGGCAATCGTTCCAACATCTACTCCAGATGAAAGCGGTGTGCGCTCAGTCTGATCTGTATATGTTGCGCCTGTTATTGCGCTGGTTGATGTATCTGATGAACCCATACCGATTAAATCAAAAGCAAAAGTAATATCTGCGTTTGATGTTAGCGTGATTGATCCACCAGTTGCTTCAACGCCTTGATAGCGCATCATCGTATTTGTGCCGCCTTCACCCGCTGCAATGGCGTTTTCAACCGTCAATGATTGCGTGGTTTTAGCGTTCTTCAAAACATCAGTTGTCCAAGTTCCTTGGAACAAGCTTTCAAAGAAATCATCATAAGCACCATAAACTAATGTGCCAGACATATTTCCCGTAACGTCAATCCCGCCAATAGCGGTTTGTACCGCTTCGCCCTTGGCCGCTAATGATCGATGCTCAATCATATTAGGTGCAGCGGTCATATTAATTGGAACGTCACTGTTAGTGAACGCTGGGTTTGATGGTGTAGTTCCAGCCGTAGCTTCAGCCACAAAAGCTGATCGAAGCTGATTTGATGCAATGCCAGTCATGTTGTGGCCTCCTATTTATACTCGTAGCGCACGAATGGTGCGACAAAAGTTGCGATATGAAAAGGTATATCAGAAACTTCGCCAGAAATATATGGGTGCTGTTGCTCTGGTGAAAATCTGATGAACTCGTTGGTAGTCGCTACTGCACCCGCATCTGTTATTCGTTTATCAAAGAAAATGCCATCTAAAGTTTCAGCATATCCCCGCCAAGTCTGTGTTCCTTTGCCGCTTTCGGTAAAGATTTGAATGCTTACTAATCCAATGTGATCAATCCGATTTGCCGCAGCGCCAATAGATCCCTGCACAACCTGACCGTTCTGAATTGTAACGCGAATGCTGTTGGCTGCGGGTTCAAACTCATGCCCATCGAAACCAATCGGCGTTGCATCCGACCATTGCGTATTTAAATATGTTTCGATTGCGCGGCGCTCTGTTGCATAGCTCATATCAGAATATTCCTATATTTGCGCTGCATTTCAGCGACAGTCAAAGCCACCATTCCATTTGGAGCTTGCTTAGACCATCCATTTTCTAAACGGTTTGCATAAGGCAAATTATTCTGAATTATTATTCTGCTATCTGTATTCATGTCAAAAGTATCAATAACGCCTGATCCTTTGGTGATTGTTTGACCGCCATTTTTATCCGTAACCTGACTAGACGTTGTGTTTGCAGCGTTTTTTGAAACTATCCAATTTCCACGAAAACGACCCGTATCAACAGGGGATTTCATAACAACTCCGCGCAAGCTATCCATTGCAATTAATGAAATCGCATCCTCAATCTTTTCTTCTGTATCAGCTATTTCTTTGTTTAGCTGCAAGGTAAATTGCTTGGCGGTCATTTTTCTAGCACCACCGCATATTGTAACGAAACAGAGCCAACAATGGCTTGCGCCCGTTTTACTTCATAATCAACGCTATTAACCGTTAGCTTATAGCCTTCCTTAACAACCGCAGAAAAACCTTCTAGCAATACAAGCTGATCTTGTGGGCCAATAACTGTATCAGGAAAAATATCATTTGCAGGGATCTCTGTATCAAACAAAGCCCTGCCGTTAATTGTGGTTGTGGTTACTGGATAAACGCCGGTGCTTGGATTGTAAGTGCCATTTGTATCATAGCTTATTGTGGCATCATCAATGGCATCTGTAATGGCTAAAGCCACTGCATCAAATGCTGCATCAGCAATGGCCGTGATCGTTGTCATGCTCGCACCATTTTAATCTGTGAACCACCGAATACAGTATATCTTGAAACCAACCCTTCAATCGCCACGAAACGCGGTATTTCTCTGAAGTTTGTATATTCGGTTTCTGTTTCCACTGGCCCAGCCTTGCTTTTAGTACGCACTACAGCGCCGCCTGATACGCTTGCGAAAGGCGTTGCACCCTCGTGTATTAAATAGGCCATTTCAGCCTGTGCGTCCTTTATATCTTGCGGGATGGTATCAGGATCAATCGGCCAGCCTTCGACCAGATGCATAGTTAATCTAGGCCATGCCATCGCTTGATATTGATATTGCTTATCACCGACAAAATTATAAGTCTGGTTTATCCATTGAGCCGCTTGCACAAGATTAGCCTCATGGGCTGCATCGTGACCATGCTGCGAAACATCAATATTACGCTCTGACCAGTATGCTTGCCACTCAGCTAAAGTGATATAGCTATTTGTATCTGTTCCACCGATTGTTGTATCTAGTGCCATTTAATCACCATTTAACCTTTGCGGCCCAATATGCTGCGCTCATGCGCCCTTTTGCAATATTCTTTTGATGACGCGCTAAAAACGATTTACGCCTTGCTTTCTGCGCCGCTGTCCTTGGGTTTTTGCCCGCGCCCTTTACGCCCTGTTGCCCAAAGCGAATTGTTTTAACCTTATCTCCAACCTTCGCCAAAACAACATGAGATTTCTTGGGATGATTAGGCGTTCTTTTTGGCTTGTTAAATCCAGAAACTCCCAGTCTTTTTATGCGCGGATCACGTTTTATCATCTTAATCTCCGCAACGCCCTGCGCTCTGCTTTCGTATATCTGGCACTTTGCTTGCCAGCTTTCGTTGCTTTATTCTTTGCTCTGGAACCAGCCGCTTTCTGTGCTGGCGTTAAGCTATCCCTTACGGCTTTAGGCAAATATCGGCTTTTGCCTTTCTTGCCGGTGTAACCCCATTTCTGGCGCGTCCATTTTTTCAATGATTGCTGGTTCTTTTTAAGGGCCATTATTTATAACCCCCGCCAGCAGCCTTATATCGCCTTGCCAGCATTTGCGCTTTTCTTGCGCTCCATTGACCAGCACGACCACCTTTAGATCCACTCTTAATAGCATAAAACAAGCGCTTCCTCATCTTTGGCTTTGTATAATTGCCAGCAGAGTTTACCGTTGATTTGCGTTTTCTTGAGCGTCTAGCAGCCATTTACTTTTTCTTCTTCTTGGCCTTCTTCTTCTTAACGATCAGACCTTTTTTCTTCAAATAAGGGCGCGGCATATTAACCTCCTGTGGTGAGAAAGGGGGCCGAAGCCCCCGATCTATTAGCCCATAACTGTGGCGATTGCTTTGCTGTTCCAAGCTTTATAGCCGTAAACAACACCCACTTGGATCATTGCTTTGCTAAAGCCTTTGTAAACAGACACTTCAAAGACCAAACCAGAAGTCGGATCTTGAACAATCATCACATCAACTGCTGCATCACCACCGATTGGCTTTGCTGGTGCGCGCATTGCAAGCTCCATGCCTTTCTGGTGCATCATCACGTTCGCAGTGAATGAGTTGCCAATGGTCATTGCATTGTTATTTGGCGCAGCAATTAACAAGCCCGGATCGCCAATAACAATATCACCAGAGGTTGCAACCAAGCCAGTATTCACAACATATTTATTTGTTGTGTCAGCAGCGAAGGTAACAACGTCACCCGCGACAATACCAGTTGTATTAACTGTGATTGTATCAAGCGTTAGTGTAGTTTGACCTACAGCTTCACCAGCTACGTTATTGATCAAAGCACCTGTTGCGCCGCCCTTAGTATGCGACTGAACTTGTGCGCTTTCCTTGATCATAACGCCCTGCAAATCAAGCAAGGTGCCTTGACGCAATAAGGTGTCATTGCCAGCTTGGTTTACTGATGAAAGTGATGCCAAATTGCGAAGCTTTGTTGAAGCGGCAGTATTCATAACAAGTGAAATACGACCATCATTCATTGGCATTCCGTTATCTGCCAAAACTTGACGGGCTTCTGCAACCAGATCAAAGTTTGAAGCAAATGGCGTTGTGCCAGCAGTACCAACAGCGCGTGAAGCGTTTGTATATGCTTCTGTCGCTAGGTCAGCTTCCATTTCGTTGACAAGTGTACGCATCGCTTGTGCGATTTGATCACCATAAACAGTTTCATAACCAGCGCCACCATTCAGCAAGCGTACATCTTCGCCTGTGTATGGGATCTGAACACCACGCTGCTTTGTCATAGTGAGCGTTTTGTTATCAACGGTTTGATCTGTTCCTTCTGGGATAGTCATAGAAGGCGTAATATCAACGGCTGTTGCTTCGCGGGTTGCGAAAGAACGCACAGTTTGACCAACAGCAGCAGTTTCAGAACCATCCGCGTTGATTGTTGATGCTGGAATAAAGCCGACTAACTCGCGGCCAACAACGTCAGCGGCCACATAAATGTCTGCCGCCAAATCAGTAAGAACGTTTGCCATTCTTTTTCTCCTTGGTTAGCGGTTAGTCTCTGACCTTGCCGCCGTCTTTTACAAATGTAGCTCGATCGCGCTGGGTCATTGTATCCCATTGAGAACGAGTTACGGTTTTAGATTGGGGATTCCCTTGCTGGGACGCTGGTGGTTTTCCTCCACCTGATAGACCGTTATCCCTTACGAATAATTGGCCCATCTTTGACGCTGCTAGTTCTTTTGCCAAATCTGCCACGGTTGCGTAGCCATCAGCCCCCGAACCAGCGAGGGGTTTAGTTCCATCTGCGTTCATTATACGCGAATTTCCAGTTTCGTCAAAGGCTATACGTTGTTGAGCCATTAAAGTGATGGGATCTAAGCCTTCTGGAATGATATTTTCACCAGCCAAAGCCGATTTTAATTCAGCCATTGCAATTTTCTGTTGGTAATTTTGCAATCGTTTTTGGCTTTCAGATAGCTTGCCTTCATATTGCTGCTTGATCTGATTAATAATTTCTTCGTTATTATTAGCTTCTGCCGGTTTATTGTTTAACATTTCCCGCACAGCATCAGGGCTTTCGCCAAGCTCTTTCCACTTTTCAACGGTCTTTCTGCGCCGCATCGCTTCCTCATTGGAGTCCACCAGCTTTTGATTGGTTTCCTTTAGTTGCGATTTAAGCTCATTAATTAATTGATCACGGTCATCAACCGTTTCTGTTTGATCTACTGCTTCAGCTTCATTTGCCATTTTACTTCCCCATCGGTTTTAAAGGCCAGCTTTGGCCCACGCTGCGCTTTCGCGCTCTCTGAGCTGATCTAGCGTTAGCTCGTTACCTTTTCGATCAACGAAACGATCCATTGCTAAATCACCCCTTCTGAAAAGCTGGGCTTTTTTGATGCCCAACACTTCATTCTGGAATGAAACCGGCTGCTTTCGTAGCCATGCCCCATAATTTAATTCTGATGAAACCTGTCCATTCATCGATGCCCTTGTTGATTTAACCGGCACCTCATCCGCTTTGATACCTAACTCACGCAAAGATTTAAGAACGGGAATAGTTGTTGATCTACAAGCGGGATGTGCTGGCGGTCTTGGCCCACTGTCAGTTGGATAAACTTTACCATCCCTTGCTCTGCATATTGCAGACGTTCTACCGTCTAATGTAGCAACCCATTCAACAGATTTAATTAATCTTCGGTTGCGCCTATAAACCTGATTTCTTGCAACGTTAGCGGTATGCGATAAAGCAGTTCTGGCCGTGGTTTCTGCCGCCCTGCGAGAAATACTTAATATTCCTGATGTAGTTTTTGTGCCGCGAATGGCTTGAACTATTTGCTGCGTGGTATCGCCATCAACGTAACCCTGCCTAATTGCTTCGCGCAGTCTGCGAAACTGACCATCGGGTAAGCCCTTATACCAATCCTTTAACTGCAAGCCTTGAAATGGTCTGGCTATTACAGATGCGATAATTTGCTCATCTGATGGTGCAACAAAATCTAATTCGATCGGAACAGTTTTGCTAAACATATCCATCTGCCAGCGCTTTTCATAGCCAGCCAGTTGCTTTACCTGATCATTTAATAAATCAATGACCGGCTCATAGCCTTGATCAATCTTGCGCTTGAGGTTTGCTAATAGCTGATCAACTTGCCGCCTAGTTAAAGATTGCAAATCCCGCTTTGCCACTTGCTGCACGATGTCAGACTCAACGCCCTTCAGCAAAGCTAATATTTTATTCACTACGCCTGATTTGTAACGCTGCAAATAAACTTGATGTCTAATCGTAGCGTCTGCGAAATCATCCGATATTGCCATCAGGCTCGTCCATAGGCTGATCGGCTATCATTTCTGCCTCATCTTCTGGCTCTACTTCTTCAGATAAGATGCCGCGCCGTTTAGCTTCATTAATGTAAGTAACCTTTGAAATAACGCCAGCAAGATACATTTTACTCAAAGCGTCCATATCCAGATGTGAAAGCGCACTTGCCGCGAAGTCTTTATTCACAATCACTGTTATATCGGTGGAAATATTAGCGAGTTCTGCCATATAAGAATAAGCGCTTTCTAGCGTGTCTTTAAGATTATCAGCCCACATTCCCAAGCGACTATTAACTTTATTTTCATCAATCATATCGCCTGTGGCCGTAGATGTGCCCGTTCGTGATACAATTAACTGCAAGCCCATTGCTTGCATTTGAAACTCCATATCCTTTAACTCAGTGCGCCCTGCATCGATGGCCGCGCCAGAATGTTCAACAACGCCGATCTTCGCGTTTTCATTGGCTGAATAAAAAGCATATCCAACGCCTTCAGCGAAGTCCTCTAAATCTTCCCTGCTGTAGCCATGAAAGTATTTCATTGGGGCACGAGCGTGATGCATAATGTTTGCTTGATCGGATTGCGACCGCCAATGCGCTAAGTTAATCTCTGCCAACCGCGCATGTGGTGGCTCTGCCATCATAAAGCTGGTTCTTCCAATATCTAATGGAGCAAGCATGATTTTGGTTAAGGCTGTTTGATATTCGTCGTAAAGCACCCAATCATCACGTTCATTTTGCCGATATAAACGCACAAACATATTGCCCACGATTTGATCGTTTTCAACAGGCATGGTTAAAACACGGATTTGCTGCACTTCATCAGGATCATACTCATCGCCGTTTTCTTGCGTGATCTTTTCACCAATCCGAATTTGCGTAATAGTTGGAGCGTTATTGATTAGCTGCCATTTATATCCATAAACTTCTTCAAGCTTTATATGCTGAAAATATGGACGGAAGTTTCCTTGATCGGCTTGTATTCTGGTTAAATCTGCTGGCCGTGGCGGCGCATCAACCAATATAAATGATATGCCAGATCGTTGTGCATCATTAAAAACATCATGTGCGAATTGCGATAAATCCCGACCTTCCAAGTCTATATTAAAAGACCATACGTCAAGATCGGTTCCAGTTTCTTGCAAGAATACCGGCTGATCAAATACCTTGCCGGTTAAATCTTCAATCGTCTTACCAACGCCATCAAATAACCATGTGCCAGCTTTTCTGGCCTCATAATCGTCATCGGTTTCTTGTGGGAATTTAGGCAAATACTTTTGACCCATGTCACGCATATGCTGACCACCTTCAACCAAATCACGCACAGGCGCAGATTGATCTAGCATGTATTGGATTTCGTTACTGACTTTTGCGACTGAATTACTCATATTCTGATCACCATTCTTCCAGAGGCTTGAACCTTAATCAAAGGCGCGATTGCGTAACGTATTGCATCAGGCGCATGATTATTTGCATCAATAACATCTGGCAATATGTCACCCGATAATTTATCGACCTTGTGACTGTAAAGCCTAAAGTCATCAATCGCACCTTTGCAGTTTGGCGCTATTATGACAGATTTGAAGCCGCGAATAAACCTTATTCCTTCTTGGATGCTGTTAGGCCACTTTTTAACGCCTTCCATGCGCGGGAAACCATGCCTTTGAAGGTATGATATAGTCTTTGGCTCTGCGCTATCAGCGCGGCAAGTATAGCGGTCAAATTCCGGTATATGCTTGCAAATAAAGTTGTGCGTGTCATCTATTTCGATCCCAACCCCGTAGGCTTCTTTTTCTATATACAGCGTTTCGTCATAAACCCAACACTTTATTGCGACCAACGGATCAGGGCGAAAGCCAAAGTCAACGCCAAGATACGGGCCATCCCATCCTTGAACAGGCTCAAAATCCTCTACCTTCCATTTGCCATGAAACACCTGTGCCTCGTTGACAGTTTCATATTCGCCCAACCAAATGTGAGCGTAACGGTCAAAATCACGCTCCTTTGCCGTTTCAGCAAGATCAACCATTGATTTCGGCGCAAACGGATTATCGCTGTAATTAACGTGAACTAAACATTTATTATCATTCTCTTGAAATACTTGCTCCACGGCATCGCTGGGGCTTCTGGGGTTCCAACTAAACCAAAGCTCCGCGCCATCTTTACGCATGGTGGGATCTAATAATTCAATAGATCGCTTTGATAGACTCTGCGCTTCCTCGCACCAAGCTATATCAAAACCTTCTAGCGATTTTATGCTATCTGCGGTGTGGTCTTGCATACCTTGAAAGATAATAATTCCATTGCCGCGTAAATTATTTATTTCGGTATTTTGTATTTCAAACAAATGCTCAACGCCCAGCGCATTGATTTTATCTTCCAGCAGTTGCTTAGCTGAGAACTTTAGGGATCGCTGCACCTCACGAATGCAAACGACCCTAGTATCTGGGTTCATAAGCTGGCGCTCAATTACTGCTTCTGCAAAGAAATGTGATTTACCAGATGCACGACCACCTTTTGCGCCTCTATATCTTGGATGACCATCTTGCCCTTGAAGCAAAGGCAATGCCCATCTAGGCGTCTGGATCTGGAGCTTCGTCAATGAT